TTGATTTGCCATTCCATTCTAAAGTACCAGGGATTGCTCATGCGGCAAACCGAGTTTATGAAGGTGGCAAAACTTTGGCAAAAGGTCTGATCGCATTAGACCCCCTGGGCAGGTTAGCCGATGAAGTGACTGTTGTTCCATACGACATGATTGCAATTCCTGCGCATGAATACTTTCGTTTGTCTAGTGACCCAACATTTCAGATCTACATTCGTGGTGGAGAAACCATCATGCCTACGGGGGGCAATGTACGAGATGTTCAAGAAGTAGTCGAAACTATGGCTGTGGAAGAAGCACCAGCTCGTAAAAAGCGTAAGACTCCTCGTCAACGTGCTTACTCGAGTGCATTCAAGAAAATAGCTCCTAAGTACAAGAACAAAAATGGTAAGTGGAAAAAAGATGGATTCAAGCGTTGTGTTAAGGAAGCGCATAGACTCGCAGGGAGGAAGAAGTAATGCCGCTTAGTATAATCAAAGAAACCATAGAACTTGATTCAGTTACCCTCGATGGTGAAGGAAACGCATTTCTACAGAAGAGAATTAATCTTCGCGAAACAATGCAACACAATCTAATCCAAACTGATCTCTTTGAAGATGCTTACTTCAATCTCTCTGGTCAACAAGTTAGAATCGAATTCGCTGTCTCCCCATATCCCGTCATCCCAACCGAGATGCCGTTTATACCTGCGGCCGCTGGATTTGCGAACAGATACCCTTCTGCGGGAGACGACTCAATTCTTTTCAAGGCAAATGGTACCGCAGGAGACTTGGTAGCTACCACATTTGAACAATTTCCTAGTGAACAAATAGCTGCCGATCAGTTCCAAGCGTTTTACACAGACCACCTTTACATCAACTGTCATCTGATGGGACAGCCCGATCTTGTGCTTGAGAACTTTGCTTGGTCGTTTATGTTTACAGTAATGGACAGAAAAGTGACAATATTGACGCATACTATGGGTGTTTTGAAGGAAAGTCATGATGCAATGTGTGCATTATTGATGTCAAATGGTCATATGGTAACTAAAGCGGTGCTTCGCGGTAACACATTTCCGATGTGGAGATATGGTGGAATCATTGCAGATCATATGGTTGACCCAATATCAGCTGGTAGTTTCTTCCTTGAAATCTCCACTTTAGATAATGAGTTAATGCAAACCGCCGCCGCAGTTAGATCCACAATTGCTGATGCTCGTACAATGACACCATTTGATGAACCTCAAGGTGCGAGATTCCCCGATTGGATTCTACAAGGATTAAACCAAGGCTTAGTTTCTGGTGCTGTCCGAGACCAATGGCCTCCAATCAAACACGCTGACAATGGAAATGTCCGAATGCTCTAAGGTGATACAATGACTGAAAGTGAAAACCCAATTGAAGAAAAGAAAACGACAACTACAAAATTCGCCGAATGGCTGATGGCTCGACAAGAAAAGAAAGAAGCAAAAGAAACATCTCTTGAAGGATTGATGAAGTTCAACATCTTTCTTTCAATTGCTACATTGGTCACGCTTACTGGCGCAACTGTTGCAGAATATTTGATGTTCGCATATATGTGGATCTAATAATCAAGAATTGATTTTTGATTTACAATAGCTTTTCTTAGAGCTACCGATAACTCGAGTGGAATCTTTGCTCGTATGTTTGAACGAAGTGGATGCCCATGCCAGGAGTCATGATCTTGTTTTCTTGGTAAACTACCTGCAGAGAATTTAGGAAAGTTACCGTACAAAATGTAAGGTCTCATAATTTGATGTGGGATTAATCCAACTTCTTTAAAATATTTTGCAGATCCAACAACGTTCTCAATTATCCACCACCTGGGCTGAACAATCTCAATTATTTCCATTGCAATCTCAACTAATTCCATCGATGGTTCAAAATTTTCATTATTTCGCTCCGCTACCGCCCTGGGTGCGGAAAACGCCAAAGAGAATTCATAACAAGGCGGTGAGGCAAGCACCACGTCGATATTACGGATTGGATGACCTTCTTCTTTGTATTTCTTGAGACGATCACGAACAACTCGAACACATTCAATCGAAGTGTTTGGCACTTCTGAAAGCAATGGATTGTTTTCTACTCGAACAACTTCATCACCAGCTTCAAGAAAAGCTTCAGAGAATCCACCGAGGCCACTAAACAGATCTAGAACTTTGATGGTTTCACCTCCAACAACATAACGATCCCCCATTCTGCACACTTAGGATATTGACATTTGAATTCAACTCTGTAAGTATCATCTCGATACGGTTGTGTGATTTCAATCTTTAATTTGCTGTCACAATGAGGACACCATGAGTTCCCATTTTCTAAATCAATCTTCAAGTGAATCCCTCAAGCGACGATTTGCTACCAAGCGAATTAACGCTTGACGTTGTAATGTACGGATCGCTTCATCAATTGCTTGTGAAGTCTTTATTCCGTTATCTTTCAATTCTTTCAGAATCCTATCGGACTCGTCGCTCACAGTTATGGAGTATTGGTTCGCCATGTCCAAACCTAAATAATAATGTTATTTAGTATCTCCGAAAAAAAAATCCACAAGTGGAATAATATAGGTGGGGCTTTACCATTGGGGTGGTGGTCGGGGAGAATGGTGGCGTGCTGATTGGCTCGCTACGCTCGCGGAGATGGGAATCCGTTGATGAAAGGCACGTTAATAAGCCTCTTTCACTTAGTAAGTGTTGGAGGAAGCAGTGAGAAACGTTCTGGATCGTCATACGTCTGATAACTCACTGCGACCTCCACCCAAAAATAAGTGATTTTTATGGCAAAAGGAAGCAGAGATGTAATTTTAAGAGACCGACTACAGTTTGATGTAGCCGCAGGAACAGGAAACGTAAGTTTGGTTTATGGTCGCGTTGACCTTTCAGACTATGTTTCGATTGTAAAGAATGAAGGATTGGCTATCAAAGAGATCCGATTTCAGTTCCGTGATCCTAACACAAACCTTCCATTTCCAACATGGATGAACGTTGAAACTCCTGTTGGACTATCAACTCTTGATACTAACGAAGCTTCAATACGAGTTTTTGCTACAACAACAGCGTATGAATTAGCTTCTGATGTAGGAATTGCATCGCCAAATGTCATTTGTATGTATGAGCGAATTTCCACAGCTACCGTAGTAGGTACTCCACCAACTCATTTTGCAACCGCAGAATACGAAGACCATTGGTACGGAACTCCTGATCTTCATCCAGAAGGTTACGATGTTGTTACCGATCTATTGATTGGAGTAACTGCAAACGGACTTCTCAATGGTCGACTTGCAGGTACAACCCAAGAACTTGACATCATGATTATTGCAGAACCTAAGAAGATCACTTCTAAGGATTTGACTCAAATGCTCACACAGGCTCAAGACCTCTGAGGAGGTTTTTAGATGCCTAGAAAGAGAACAAAAGAGGAAGCACTCGAGCGTATCGAAGATTTGCCTACGTTTGATTTGCCATTCCATTCTAAAGTACCAGGGATTGCTCATGCGGCAAACCGAGTTTATGAAGGTGGCAAAACTTTGGCAAAAGGTCTGATCGCATTAGACCCCCTGGGCAGGTTAGCCGATGAAGTGACTGTTGTTCCATACG